GCGAAGCCGAAGCAGCAGTCGACGGCCGAGTCGCTTCGCTCGCGGTCGGTTGCTCGGCGCCAGCAGCGTCGGGTCGAGGCCGCAGCGATGGTGCCGGGGCAGGAGGGTCGCCGCAACCAGCGTCGGCGGACGACCGGCACGCACCGCAACGGTGCAACGTGACGGTGCTCGACGACGACCTGGTGCTCGGTGTGCTCGAGCCGCAGCTCGTTCACTGGCCATCGGCCATCGACTCGTTCGACGCCGCTGAGGAGTGCATCGAGCTGTGTGACTCGGTCGGGCTGTACCTCGACGAGTCGCAGCAGTTCACGCTGCGCGTCGGCTGCGCTGAACGGGCGAACGGCACGTGGGCCGCGTACGAGATGGGCGACGCTGAGGCCCGGCAGAACGGCAAGGGCGACACGAAGATCGCCCGGGCGCTCGGCGGGCTGTTCCTGTGGGACGAGGAGCTGATGCTCTGGACCGCCCACGAGTTCAAGACGGCGAACGAGTCGTTCCTGCGGATCGAGGCGATCATCGACGGCTCGCCTGATCTGCGGGCGAAGGTGTCGCGGTTCCGGTACGCGAACGGTGAGCAGGCGGTCGAGTTGAAGTCTGGCGCGCGGCTGAAGTTCGCTGCACGATCGGGGAGCTCGGGCCGCGGGTTCGCCGGGGTGTCGACCCTGTTCTTCGACGAGGCGCAGCACCTCGATCCCGAGGCGGTCGCCGCGGCGTCGGGGGCGATGGCGGTCGCCGAGAACCCTCAGATCTGGCTGGCCGGTTCGGCCGGGCTGCGCACGTCGGCGCAGTGGTGGCGGATGCGGCGCCGGGCGCTCGCTGGCAATGGTGGCCGGATGCGCACGGACGAGCCGGGCAACGGTGGCCGCCTCGGCTACGTGGAGCACACCGCCGAAGAGGTGTCGATCGTTCAGGAGGGCAAGGACAAGGGCAAGCTCGTCACCGTGGCGCCGGATCCTGAGGATCGGCGCGCGTGGGCGTTGGCCAACCCTGCGCTCGGTGTGCGGATCTCGCACGAGTTCCTCGAGAACCAGCTCGGGCTGCTCGGTGCGGAGAAGTTCTCCCGCGAGCACCTGACGGTGTGGGATCCGATGCCGGACGAGGACGTCGTCCGTGAGCCGAAGCTGCCGGCCGAGAAGTGGGCCGAGACGCTGGCCAACCCGCGCGGTGCGCACTGGCAGCAGTGGGTGAAGACGCAGAAGGCGAAGCCGACACCTGGTGGTGTGGCGTTCGCGTGGGCGCTGTGCGACGTGACCCGCCGTGGGGCGATCGTCGCTGCGACGGGCTCGTTGCAGGACCCGTACGGCGAGGTGATCGAAGAGGGCGACGGATTCGGGTGGATCCCGGCTCGGCTGGTGGAGCTCGTGCACCACTGGCAGCCGTGGAAGGTCGGGTGTGACGGTGCGGGCCCGGAGCGGTCGCTGCTGCCGACCGTGCTCGCCGAGTTCGCCGCAGCGGATCCGAAGATCAAGCTGGCCGTGCACCACAGCCTCACGACCGAGGAGTACAAGGCGGCGTGCGGTGGGCTGTACACCGATGTGATCGAGGGTCGGATGTCGCGAGCGGCGTTCGATCAGGCTCGCACGGTCGGGCAGGACACGCTCGACGCTGCCGCCGGCGAGGCATCGGCGCGACCGATCGGCACAGGGTGGATCTTCGACCCTCGGCCGATGACGGTCTCGATCGCCCCGCTGAAGGGCCTGGCGGTCGCCCGGTTCCTGCTGCCGGAGAAGCCGAAGCCTGTGCGCAGGGCCCGTGTCCACTCGTTCTGAGGAGGCGTAGATGAACCGTACGCCCGAACAGTGGCGAGACAAGCTGCTCGAGCAGCTGGCGTGCCGCCGGCCGGAGTTCGCGAAGCGTCGCCGGTACTACGACGGCAACCACTTGCTGCCTACCGCTCCGGACAAGGCGTCCGAGAAGTACCGTCGGCTCGCTGAGCTCGGCGTGACGAACATGTGCGGGCTGATCGTGGACACCGCGGTCGAGCGGCTCATCCCGAACGGTGTGCGCCTCTCGGCCACCAGTGGTGAAGATCTCAACGCGTGGCGCCAGGTGTGGCAGACCAACGCGCTCGACGGTGTGATCCCGGTCGGGTTCGAGGAAGCGCTGAAGGTCGGGGTGTGCCCGATGCTGATCTGGCCCGAGACCGACGCTGCTGGCACGGTCACCGGCGTGTCGTGGACCATCGAGGATCCGGACGAGACGATCGTCGCCTACGAGCCGGGATCTCGGAAGCGGCGCGCGGCCGCGCTGAAGGTCTACGAGGACGACGACGAGGTCGAGTACGCCACGCTGTGGCTGCCTGACCAGGTGCACGCGTGGATGCGCCGCAGCGACCAGAACGGGCAGGCGTCGTGGGTCGAGGATCCGGACGAGACGAAGAGCGGCCCGAACCCGCTCGGTGTCGTGCCGGTGCTCGAGCTGGCGTCGAAGCGCAACGTGAAGGGCCAGCCGTCGCCGGAGCTGTCGATCTCGGTGCTGCGGTTGCAGGACCGGATCAACAAGACGATGTTCGACGCTGTCGTGGGCGCGGAGGATGGTGCGTTCCCGCAGCGTGTCACGATCGGAATCGAGATCGAGGTCGACGAGGACGGCAAGCCGATCAACCCGCTGACCCCGGGCCCGAACAAGGTGTTCGTGCTCGATGCTGCGGAGGGTCAGGAGTCGACGGCGAAGATCGACCAGTTCGACTCGTACGACATCACGCACCTGATCCAGCTCGCCGAGGCATCGATCAAGCAGCTCGCTGCGGTGTCGCGTACGTCGGTGTTCTACGTGCTCGCCGGGCTCACGAACGTCGGCGCGGACACGATCCGCATGGCTGACCTCGCGACGTCGGGCAAGATCCGTGGGCACATGACGCGCATGAGCGAGATCCTCGAGGAGGGCTTCGCGCTGTCGCTGAAGGCGCTCGGAACGGACGCCCCGCCGGACATCGAGATCCTGTGGGAGCCGATCGAGGTGCGTTCCCCGGCCGAGCTGGCCGACGCTGCGATCAAGCTCTCGCAGGCCGGCTACCCGTTCGCCGCGATCGCCCGCTACGTCGGCGCGACGCCGACAGAGATCGAACGCATCGACACCGAACGCGCCGTGGCGCAGGCCGAGCAGGCCGCCGCTGCTGCAGCGCAGGTGTCGGCGTAACAGACCGCCCCCACCGGGGGCGTGCCCGCACGCTGATGGTCGCCGTGACGGCGTCGGTCGGTGCCGGGACCACCAGGCCGTGATGGCCGACCAGCAGATCAGGAGATGGCGTGACGCCCGATCCCGAGTCCACCCCGTCCGATGGCACCACGGTGCCCCCAACGAACACCGCCCCGACCCCGTCGGCACCTCCGGCAGCGCCGGACGCCACCGACTCTGATCCCGATGCCGGCGCCAAGAAGGCCCTCGAGTCCGAACGCAGTGCTCGGCGTGAGGCCGAGAAGGCTGCGAAGCGACTCGAGTCCGAGATCGCCGAGCTGCGCAAGGCGCAGATGACGGATCAGGAGAAGGCACTCGAAGACGCCCGCACCGAGGCGCGAACCGAAGTGGAGACCCGGCTGCGTGAGCGGCTGCTGTCCGCAGAGGTTCGTGCTCGTGTTGCTGGCCGCTCGGTCGACCCCGATCTCGTCGCCACCCTCGTGGACCGCAAGTCCTTGAAGTGGGACGGCGATGACGTCGATGTCGAATCGCTCGAGCGGCAGATCACGAGGATCCTCGAAGCGAAGCCGTACCTGGCGTTCAGCGACCAGCCCGGCACGCCGGCGCCACCGCGGGTGCCGACCGGACCGAGGGGCAACAAGCAGGCCGGGAGTCTCACCCGGTCGGACCTCCACCGCATGACGCCCGAGGACATCACCGCCGCGTTCCAGCGTGGCGAGTTGGCGCACCTCATGGCTCCCGAGTCCTGAAAGGACACCACCCATGGCCATCTCCTTCATCCCCGAGATCTGGTCGGCGCTGATGCTGACCACCCTCAAGAAGAACCTCGTGTACGCCCAGCCCGGCGTCGTGAACCGCGACTACGAGGGCGACATCGCCAACGCTGGCGACACCGTCCGCATCCGGTCGTTGTCGCGTCCGACGATCGGCACCTACTCGAAGGGTTCGACCACGATCACCCCCGAGCAGCTCACCGACGCGCAGCGCGCCCTGTACATCGACCAGTCGAAGTACTTCGCGTTCGAGCTCGACGACATCGACGCCGCCCAGTCCGTCGGTGGCGAGCTGACCACGGCGCTCACCGAGGCCACCTACGGCCTGCGCGACGTCGCCGACCAGTACGTCGCCGGCCTGTACACGCAGGCCCAGTCGGCCAACCAGCTCGGCACCATCTCGGTCACAACGGCCGCCGGTGCGTACACGGTGCTCCGCAGGCTCCGTACCGCGCTGAACAAGGCCAACGTGCCGATGGAGAACCGGTACGTCGTCGTGCCCCCGTTCTTCGAGGGTCTGCTGCTCGAGGATGACCGGTTCGTCCGTGTCGACGCGTCGGGCAGCGACCAGGGTCTCCGCAACGGCATCATCGGCCGGGCGCTCGGCTTCGACGTGATGATGTCGAACAACGCCCCGCTCGTCACCGGTGACGACTGGGCGGTCCAGGCCGGTCACCCGTCGGCGATCGCGTACGCCGAGTCGATCGTGAAGGTCGAGTCGTACCGTCCGCAGGACGCGTTCAGCGACGCCATCAAGGGCCTCCACGTGTACGGCGCCAAGGTCATCCGG